TGTAAACGAGGATTGATGCCGTGAGTTTTAACATAAAAGAAGTTTTAGCAACTTTAGACCTAGAAATAATACGTGAACGTGGTGATGAGATTTTAAGTCATTGCCCTATGCATAAAAGAATTTTAGGAAAAGAAGATGCCAACCCTTCTTGGTGGATAAACCAAGAGACAGGTGCTCACATTTGTTTTTCTTGTGGATTTAAAGGAAGCGTTTTCTCTTTAGTAGGACACGTAAAAGAGTTTTATGAAGGTGACGACGTAATTGATTATGAGCAGGTAAAAGAATGGCTTGCAAACATACAAGAGGTTACAGTTGAAGAACTAGGTAATCGTTTAAAGAACATGCCTGATTATGTTTCTTTACCTAAACCTATACCGATGTCAGAAGCAAGACTTGCTTTGTTTACTGCTCCTCCTGATTGGGCACTTCACGCTAAAAGCATTACTGCAGAAGCAGCGGAGAAATATGAAATTCTTTGGGATAAAGATAAATGGATTTTGGTTATTAGAGACCCTTACACAAACGAATTACTGGGTTGGCAAGAAAAGTCGCAAAGTACAAAGGGTTTTAAAAACAGGCCTACAGGGGTAAAAAAGTCGTCTACATTGTTTGGAGTTCAACACATGGATAAAAAACGTGTCGTTGTTGTTGAATCCCCATTAGATGTTGTTAGATTAGAAACTGTGGGAATAACAGGAGCAGTAGCAACTTTTGGTGCAATCGTAAGCGAAGCACAACTAAAACTAATACGTTCCAGTGAGTCTGTAGTTGCTGCTTTTGATAATCCAAATACGGATGATGCAGGTCGAAAAGCCTGTGAGTCATTAATTGTCAGTGCTAGGAAGTACGGTATAGAAGTCAAGTTTTTTAACTACAACGGACTCCCAGCAAAAGACCCAGGGGAAATGACTGCAGAAGATATCCATTTTGGATTAGATAACGCAAAAGATATGATTTATGGAGAAGGAGCATATTTTGTCAAATCAAATTAACGAATTAGACGGAGATGAAGACCTATTCCGTTGTAATTCTTGCGGAAACTACGTGTGCGTAGACTCTGATTGTGGTGCTCAACTAGAGCCCGACGAGTACTGATGTTTACGGGTACTTTAAAACCTTACCAACCTGAAGCCGTAGACAAAATGACGGAAAGAGGCAAGGTTCTTGTTGCATATGAAATGGGTTTAGGAAAAACCTGTATGACTATTGCAGCAATAGAAAACCTAATGAGTTTAGGCAAGATAACAAAACCTGTTTTGGTAATTGCCTTAGCCAGCCTGAAATATCAATGGGCTGCAGAAATAAAAAAGTTCAGCAACTCCACTTCCCTGGTAGTTGACGGAACTAAGAAGCAGAGAGAAGAACAATATGGAATGGGTCGTAATTGGAGTGCTAACTCTATTGACTATATTATTGTCAATTATGAATCGGTAGTAAACGATTGGGATGAAATCAATAAGTTAGAGATTTCAGCCATTGTTTGCGATGAAGCAACTGCAATAAAAGGGTTTAGGTCTAAACGCACTAAAAAAGTAAAAGAGTTAGCAACAAAAGTTCCAATTAGATTTGCTCTTACTGGAACTCCTGTTGAAAACGGTAAACCTGAAGAGTTGTACAGCATCATGCAATTTGTAGAACCAGGGTTATTAGGTCGTTTTGATTTGTTTGATAAAACATTTATCGTTCGAAACAATTTTGGCGGGGTACAGAGATACCGCAATCTTCCATTGCTTCACGAGAAGATTAAAGAAGCGTCAGTTAGGAAGGCTCAATCAGATGCTGATGTTGCCCCCTACCTACCCGCCACTATTCATCTTGACCCAATAACAGTTAACTTTGATAAAAAAGCAAAGGTCTTATACGAAAAGATTGTTTTAGATTTAGTTAACGAACTTACTGAAGCCCAAAACTTGTTTGGTGCTGGGTTTTCTGTAGATGCTCATTACGGTCAAGGCTACGCTGTAGGAAGTCCTGCAGACGCTTTACGTGGTTCAATAATGTCTAAAATTACAGCCCTTCGTATGGTGTGTGACAGCCCTATGTTATTAGTTGAAAGTTCAACTAAGTTTAAGAACGGGTGGGCTGAAATAGACGGAGAAAGACTTTCTATAGAAGGTGCAAAAGGTGGTAGTGCGTATGCTGCTTCCCTGGCAGACGATGGTTACCTAGATGACCTTAGTGATACCTCTCCTAAATTGGATACAATGTTGAACTACGTTGCAGAACACCTTGAAACTGATGAGGATTCTAAGGTAGTTATCTTTACAACTTACCTAGGAATGTTAGGGTTAATTCAATCCAAACTTCTAAAGAAGAATATAAAAAGCCGTATTTACTCAGGAGAAATGAACTCTAAGGCTAAAGAAGAGGCTAAGTTAGACTTCCAAAATTCTAAAGAAGTTAGGGTGCTCATATCAAGCGACGCGGGTGGCTATGGTGTTGACCTCCCACAAGCAAACCTACTTGTGAACTATGATTTGCCTTGGTCTTCTGGAACTGCAGTACAGCGTAACTCTAGAATACGAAGAGCATCGAGTAAATGGAAGACTGTCATTATTCAAGATTTCTTAATGAAGAAGTCCATTGAAGAAAGACAGTATGAAATGCTAAGTCAGAAAAACGCTATAGCAGATGCTGTTATAGATGGGCAAGGAATAAACGACAAAGGGGGTGTTGACTTAACAGTCGGCAGTCTTTTAAACTTTCTAGTACAGAAACAGATATGAGGAGAAACAAATGGCACACCCACTAGGCTCACCTAGACAATTCAACAGCGACGACTTGGTTTCACAAACCAAAGAATATTCTTCTATTAAAAAAAGCATTGACGCTTATGAAACACGTCAAAAAGAATTAAAGACAGAACTGTTTGCAAAAATTGAAGCAGATGGTTTTGAAGATGATAAAGGCAATATGTGGCTTGAACTTCCTGAAGAAGTTGATGGTTACTTAAGTTTGCAAAAACAAAAACGAGTTACTCGAAAAATTAATGAAGACATTGCTAATGACATCATTACAGCAAAAGGACTTCAAGATAAGTTGTACAAAACAGTTACTGTAGTTGATGAAGATGCTCTTATGGCTGCTTTGTATGAAGGACTACTGACTGAAGAAGAAGTTGATGAGATGTTCCCAGGCAAAGTTGTTTGGGCCCTTATGCTAAGTAAGAAGTAATTGTGGCTGGTTTACGCAGTGATGATGAGATTGAAAAAGCGTTTGCTGACCTTCAATACAAGCCTGGGTCAAAACAAAAACGTCGTGAAGTAAATCCTCAAGCACCACGTAAACGCCGTTCTTACGATGAAACTGTTTGGGATGAAAACCCAATAGTTAAACATCTCAACGGGAAAGAAACAGAAGTTTTCACAATAGGTGCTATGGCAAAGGCTCTTGAAAAGAGCATCATTAGCATCCGTTCGTGGGAAAAGAAGGGGTACTTACCTAGAGCCCCTTATCGTCTACGTTCTAAGACCTTAAATGGTGAGAAAGTAGGCGGAAATCGGGTCTACACAAGGGCTCTTATAGAAATCGCGGTGGAAGAGTTCTCCAAACGTGGCCTTTTAGGAACTGCTCGTGTAGAATGGTCTCAGCACACGGACCTAACCTTGGCGATAGTATCAAGATGGAAAGATTCCGTTGCAGCAGAGAGTCAACCGACCTCATAACCAACAGAGTGCGAAAGCCTCATTACCGAAAGAAGAAAACACATGGCGATTACACAGCCAGCAGTAAACGCAGCCTCATATCTTGATGCTGATGATGAAAATGCAACTCCAAAGGTTGGAACAACTGTTCAATCTGGATGGGAAGCAGCAACTAAAGTCCTTAAAACAGCAACTAAAGAAAAGGGCGAATACCCTTTAGACTTTAAGTTTTCTGAGGAATCTCAACTAATTAAGTTCATTGGTGACGGACCTTTCCGTAGTTACGAACAACACTGGATTGACCGTTCGTCAGGAAAACGTTCGTTTGTTTGTATTACAGACACTGATGACCAAGGGTGTCCACTCTGCGACATTCTCGGTGATAAGCCACGTGGAAAATTTGCGTTTACAGTTCTTATCCTTAGCGGAGAAGAACCAAAGACAATGATTCTCACTGCTCCACCAACTCTATTCCGTCAAATCAAAGCAGCACACGAAGACCCAAAGCGTGGCCCATTGAATAAGTTTTATTATTCAGTTTCACGCACTGGGACAGGTCCTCAGACAACTTACGCTTTAGAGCGTGTTCGTCCAACAGACCTTGCAGAAGATTGGGACCTCGACCCTACAAAGGTTGAGGAACTAGTAGCATCAGCAGAACCATTTGGTCCTGAAGCAATTTGGGATACTCCTCGCCCTGAGTTGCTAGAGATTGCTCGTTCGGTCGTCTAACCCCCTTTCCGACCGTCCCTTCCCAGCAGGGGGCTTGGTTAACTCTCTTCTCCAAGCCCTCTGCACTTAATCGAGGAGCATTATGAACATCATTACTACTATTGAACAATTAACTGAAATGGTTTCTGCATACGCAGACGTACCTGCATTTGCTTTTGACGTTGAAACCGTTGGACCAGATGACTTTTCTCGTTTACATCCACTTTTAAATGAAGTTACTTGGATTGCATTTGCAACAACTGGAAGAGTTGACGTTATACCTATGGGACATCCAAACGGAGATTTTGTTCGTTGGGATAAACCACTACTTGCATCTGGACAAAAAAGATTAGATGAAGGTAAAGAGGTTCGAGAGCAAGACTATACAAAACGACAAGATTTATGGACTCCCGTTTTTTCTGAAGCACCTTCTCAATTACTTCCAGGAGATGTTTTTAAAACATTAAAGCCTTTAATGTTTAGTGACCAAATAAAAGTTGGTCATAATATTAAGTTTGATTTAAAAGCCGTCGCTAAGTACTATCGAGGAGTTGTTCCTCCTAAACCTTATTTCGATACCATGCTTGCTTCTTTTATTTTAAATAATAGAACTAAGAACGGTTTAGGATTAGCAGATTGTGCAAAACGAGAGTTAGACAAAGAAGTTGTTAAAGGCATTGGACATGCTGTTGAAAAACACAGTTTTCAAGACGTTGCTAAATACGCAGCCATAGATGCTGAAACAACTTGGCAGTTATACGAAGTTTATGAACCTAAATTAAAAGACTACAACCTAACAACGGTGTGGAAACTAGAGATGGATTTAATGCTTGTCCTTGCAGATATGGAATTAGCAGGGGCTCACATTGATACTGAAGAACTAGAAAACCTTAGAGTCAAAATTGAGAAAGACTTAGTAAAGGTAACCGCTGAAGTTTACAAACTTGCTGGTCGTGAGTTTCATATGAACTCTATTCAAGAAAAGCAAAAGATTTTGTTTACACCTAAAAGTGAAGGTGGTCGAGGTATCAGGCCAAACAAAACAATTAAAATTGCTTTAACTCCAAAAGGATTTGAAGCAGTTAAAAGAGGAGAAGAAGTAACGCATCAACACTATTCAGTTAGTTCTGAAGCACTTGAGTATTATCGAGAAAAAGACCCATTAGTTGCTGAAATTATGCGTTATCAAGATTTAAACAAGATTATGACAACTTATGTAACCCCCTATACAGGCGGAGACGTAACTAGAACAACTAAAGGCAAATCAAAAACGCAATCAAGAAACAGTCTTTTAGTTAATGGAAAAGTGCACACAAACTTTAAGTCACATGGTGCAGAAACAGGTCGTTTTTCTAGTAGTGAGCCAAACTTACAGAACATCCCGTCTCAAGGTGAGTATGGAAAGTTAATTAGAAACTTATTCATTGCTCCTCCAGGGTATAAGTTAGTAGTCGCTGATTACTCACAGATTGAGCCTAGAATTATTGCGTCTTTTTCCCAAGACCCTGCGTTCGTTAAGAACTACATGGATGGAGGGGACATATACACAACAATCGGTGACCGTATGGGTGTAGACCGTCGTGCTGGAAAAGTACTTGTGTTAGCAATTGCTTATGGTGTTGGTCCTGAAAAAATTGCAGACCAAATTGGCTGTACAGTAAAAGAGTCACATCAATTAATGGACTTGTTTAACTCCACTTTCCCAAATATCAACAACTATAGAAATAGGGTTATTAGAGTGGCAAAACAGCAAAGACCTATGCCACATGTTTCGACTGTTTTAGGAAGACGTAGATACATTCCTGAACTGTTAAGCAATGACTTAGGGCCAAAGTCTCGTGCTGAAAGACAAGCGTTTAACACCGTTATTCAAGGGTCTGCAGCAGACCTGATAAAGTTGGCTATGGTTAGAGCACACTCTTGTTTTGTAGAAGAACCAGAAGTTAATGTGCTATTGACAGTTCATGATGAATTAGTAACAATTACTCCTGACAACCTTGCTGATGAGGTTGCATCAGCGATTCGAGAATCAATGGAAGGGGTAAAGTTGCCTGACATGGTTGTTCCATTGATTGCTGATACCCACATTGTTCAAAAATGGGGGCAAGCAAAATGAGATGGTTTAAAAAGAAAAAGTTTGAGTTTGATGAAGACGCTCTTGTTGCAGAAATTATGTACCGAATACGTGGTCTATTTTTAGACTCACAATTAAAAGATGCATTTGCCTTAGGCGTTATTGCTGGAACTACCTACGTAAGTGAAGAAGTAGCGGAGATGGAGCAACGAGCAAGTGATGAAAGAGTTGAAAAAATTGCTCATTTATTCCCGTTGATTTTTGCACAAACTTATTCAATTGCAAAAGCAACTACTGAATTGCAAAGGACTAAGATGGGAGACGAAGCAAACAAAATGCCCGAAGAATTTTGGAATCATTTTGCAGCAACCAATCAAGAGTTAACTATCGCTGCTGTTGTTGGCAATTTGTCTCAAATGATTGATTTAAATTTACTATCAGTTGGACCAAGGAGGCCAAAACTATGAGTAATTCTGATTGGTGGGCAAAAAAGTTACAGGGTCAAGTACCCATGCCACGACAAGACATATCTCCACCTATGCCTATGTCTCAACAGCCCATGACTCCTTACACTCCCCCACAACCTCAACCAAACTTAAGAATCGGCAGTGCTAGTCAGGTTAACTCTTGTCCAGATTGCAATAGCAATAATTACATGTCTGTATCTAATGCAGCACCTCGTTGTTATGATTGTGGATACCCGTTATCTCAATCTGGCAGTAAGTTTGGTTCGTTAACAGGGGCAAAAGTTGAAGGAAGTGCAAAATCTGCACGGGGTAACGACACTCAAAGTAATTGGAACCCACAAGGCATTATTGGGAGAATAGACGGATGATGAATGATGAAGCCCTAAAAGTAGTTGCTCAATTAAATAAAAGATTTGGAGATAATGTTGTAGTACGTGCTGCTGATATTCGCAGTGACATTATCCCTCGCATTACAAGTGGTTCAACAACGCTTGATTTTGTCCTTGGAGGTGGATTCCCAGGCAATCAATGGAACGAACTTGTTGGAGAGTCTTCTCACGGTAAAACCGCTGTTGCACTTAAAACGATTGCTGCTAATCAAGCACTTAACCCAAACTTTACGACTGTTTGGGTAGCAGCAGAACAATGGGTTCCAGAATACGCAGAGATGTGTGGTGTTGACTCAGACCGCGTTATTGTTATTGAAACTAACGTTATGGAAGAAGCCTACGATTCAGTTATTGCTTTTGCAGAATCTAAGTCAGTAGACGCAATTGTGATTGATTCTTTGCCAGCCCTATCTCCCTCTCCTGAGATGGCAAAAAATATGGATGAGTTAACTATTGGTCGTGGAGCAATGCTAACTAATAAGTTCTTTAGAGTTGTTGGTTCAGCAATGAAAAGAAGTTTAGTTGAAGATGAACGTGCAGTACTTGGAATCATTATTAACCAATATCGAATGAAAATTGGCGTAATGCACGGAGACCCTAGAACTACTCCTGGTGGCGAAGGAAAGAATTATGCTTTCTTTACTCGTTGTGAGATTCGTCGAGACGAATGGGTTGAAGTAGGCTCAGGAACAAACAAACTTCGTGTTGGACAGACTATAAAAGTACGAACACTAAAGAATAAAACGGCTCCTCCTCAACGAGTGGCTTACTTTGATTTCTACTTTGCTCCTGGAGGGGAGTGCAAACCTGGCGAGTACGATTTTGCTAAAGAAATCGCTGCTATGTCTGTCCTTCACGAAATTATTGAACGTAAGGGCGGTTGGTACTATTATGGAGACCGTAAATGGCAAGGCACAGAGTCTGTCATTGCGTCTATTCGAGAAGAAGTAGACTTGAAGGAAGAACTAGCAAAGAAGGTGATTGACCTTGGGCGATAGAGCACCAGTTTGGTATATTTCAATGGACCAGTATCTACAATTAGTAGTTGAGGTTGTAAAGTCTTCAGGAAATACGTGGTCCTTTTCAGGAAAACAAATACACGACCATGCACATCCTGAAGATTTAATGGCAAGTGTTACAGCAGCAGCCGAAAATGTTGCATTAACATTGACTGCTCTTGGTCGTTTGAAACCACATCTGTTTGAAGAAATTGAAACAGGTAAAACTAAAAAGTGAAATCTGAAGGTCAGAAGCAATCTCGCATACACGAAAACCGTTTAGCAAAACGTGTAGGCGGTTCTCGTACTGCTGCTTCTGGAGCCTTTTGGTCCCGAAAGGGTGACGTACGTTCTAAAGAACTTCTTATTGAACATAAGTGGACTGGTAAAAAACAAATTACTATTAAGTCAGAAGTTCTAAAGAAAATTACGAGAGAGGCAATACTAGATAGCCGTACCCCGATATTAGGCATCCATCTAGATGGGGAGAATTACATAATTCTTCTTGAAGACGATTACCTAGAAATGAGAGAGACTCTTGATAAGGAATCGTAAATGGATGAACCACAACACGCATGGCGATATAAGGCTAGGTGCAAAGGAATTGATACTGACACCTTCTATCCTCCACGCGATAAAGACCTGTACAAAACAATCGCTGCTGAAGCAAAATCATATTGTTTTGGCGAAAACGGAAAAAACCCGTGTCCCGTCAGACTAGAATGTCTTTGGGATGCAGTCGAAAGAGACGAGCCTCATGGTATTTGGGGAGGAATGTCTCATAGAGAACGTAATGCTTTAATTCGCAAATGGAGCAGAACATACAAGAAAAAAATGACATTAGAACAATTCATATTTAATTTAGATAAAGGCGAATAATGACTAGCGATTTAAAGAAGTTCTTAGATGCAAAAAAAAGCGACCCTCGTTTAATAGGGGATGTTGAAAGACATTTGCTTTCAAAACCTCTAGAAAAACGTAGTACTGACGTATTGCACCCGTCAGAGATGGTTAAGTCTGACTGGTGTCTAAGAGCCTCTTATTTTGCTTTAACAGGAGCCCCTGTTAAAAAAGATAAGCCAAATCTAAGATTGCAGTCTATTTTTGATGAAGGTCACTTCATTCATGCTAAATGGCAAAACTGGTTTAAAGAAATGGATATTCTTTACGGTGCTTGGCATTGTATGGTTTGTGGAACTGAGTTTTACGCAACTTCACCAAAAATATGCAAGTCCTGTAATGCTAACGGTCATTTTTTAAAGTATGGAGAAGTAACGTTAGTTGACTCAGATTTAAGAATTGCTGGTCATTCTGATGGTTGGATAAAAGGCCTAGGCAATGACTGTTTAATTGAAATTAAATCAATTGGTTCAGGAACTTTAAGGTTTGAAGCCCCAGAACTTCTTGCAAAAGCAGACGGAGATTTGGGTAAAGCATGGCGAGGTATTCGTCGTCCTTTCAGAACTCACCTATTACAAGGACAGGTGTACCTAGAGTTAGCAAAACGAATGGGCACTCCCATAGACGAAATTGTATTTATTTACGAACTAAAGGCAGACCAAGACTATAGAGAGTTTGTAGTGAAAGCAGACTATGAAATTGTTGAGCCTATATTTGAAAAAGCAAAACAAGTTATAGACGCAGTTAATGCACAAACCCCTATTGCTTGTACCGTTAATGAAGTAGGCTGTAAATCCTGTCTACAGTTTGGAGAAAATGATGACGCTTAAACTAGGTGAATCTTCGCAAAAAGCAGTAGATGAACTGTTAAGTCAAGGGTTTTCAATTGCTCAACAGCAAGATGATTATCCATTGATGCCACGAGATTTAACTGAGTTAGACAGCGAACAACTTAGTTTGTTGTTTAGCAGACTTACAGCGTGGTCTAACTACGTTGCAACTCAGTTGTCTGCAGCACAGATTGACGAAAGAGCAGCAGAAAAAACTTTAGACATGACCTCTGCTAAATTAATGGTTTCTCGTGAAATTACTAAAAACGACAAAGTTGCTGCATTGAAGGCTGCAATTGCAAGTGACCCAACTGTTATGAAACTTTCAGATAATTTAGACAATATCTATGCGTATAGAAAAATGATTGAGGTGATGTTTCACAATTTAGAACGAGACACAGCCCTAGTTTCTCGTGAACTTACTCGTAGGTCTTCTGATTTTAGAGCAATTAGAAAAGACAAGTCATCGTGGTAGTTATTGGGTTGTCTGGGTATTCTAGTTCTGGAAAAGACACTGTTGCTCAATTTTTAATTGAAGAGCATGGTTTTGAAAAAATTGCTTTTGCAGACCCTATACGTAACATGTTGTTAGCCATGAATCCAATAGTTCACGGTGTTCAACTAAAAGAACTTGTTGATGAATACGGATGGGACTTAGCAAAACAAAGGCCAGAAGTAAGACATTATTTACAAGTACTGGGGTACTCTGCTCGCATAAACATTGACCCAGAAGTATGGGTTAGGGCTGCATTTAGAAAACTTAACACTGAGGCGTATTCAAAATACGTTATTACAGATGTACGTTTTAGAAATGAAGCAGACTCAATTAAACAAATAAAAGGGCATTTGTGGAGAGTAGAACGTCCAAACGTAAGTGCAGTTAACGACCACGTATCTGAATGGGAACTAGATACGTATACGTTTGATGAAGTTCTAGGTAATGACGGTACGTTAGAGGAGTTGAAGTTTTTGGTGACTACTCTTGTCAATAAAAACTTTTAACGGCGGTCTTACCCGAAAAGACGACGTTTACATAGGAATAGACCAATCCCTTACGGGGTTTGGTTTAACAGCCATGTCTTCTAAAAACCCAAACGAATATTTTACGTGGGTGTATAAATCTCCTTATTTTGGAATTGAACGACTTGTAGATATAAAAGAATGGATTGGCGACACTCTTGACTACGTTCAAGAGTTAGGAGCAGAAATACTTGATACTGCTATAGAAGGTAGCGTTCTTCAATCCCCTGCTGCTTTAAAATTAGGAGAGTTAGCAGCAATCGTAAAACTTGAACTGTATGAAAGAGACAGGATATTTCCGTTACAGGTTGCTCCAATGACCCTAAAGAAGTTTGCAGCAGGTAAAGGGAACGCCAAAAAACAAGAGATGTTGATGATGATGTACAAGCGGTGGGGAGTAGAGTTTTCGGACGACAACGCTGCTGACTCATATGCTTTAGCCAGGCTTGTCTCAAAAAATGGAATAAACGAGGTCGAAAAAGCCGTTATAAAGCAAATGGCTGACCCAAAATACAGAGATGAACCACGTTTAGGCTGATTTATAGGCGTTTTTTCTTTACCTTTATGGATAGGTGGGCACTACAAAACAACGTAAAGGACTAAAAATCGTGACTGAAATCGAATCCATCGTCTCTTCAGAAGAGCCGTTTCTTCGTGTAAGTGCTGGAAGCAACCCTCAAAGCGTGGCTTCTGCAATCGCCCATGCCCTATATGCAGACCGTCAAGTAAAACTCCGTGCAGTTGGAGCAGGTGCTGTTAACCAAGCAGTTAAAGCCTTAGCCATAGCCCGTGGTTATGTAGCCCCAAGAGGGTTAGACCTAACTTGCAAACCAGGGTTTACGACCATTGAAAGTCGTGATGGCGAAATTTCGGCAATTGTTTTTTCAATTCAAGCAAGTTAAGGCAGACACTAACCCGTAAGGTCTTACTATTTATACAAGGGCAAAAGGAGTTCTAATGTCAGACTATAGAAAGATGGGACACGCTATGCGTCGTCGTTCAGGAGCAGCATCAAGCCACATGGATGGTGCAGGTTCAAAGAAAACATCAGTAGAAATGCCAAGCGTACTAAGCGAAATGATTACTCGTGGAAGTGCACGTCTATCTGTTGGTGCAGTAAAAGGCACATTGATGCCAAAGAAAAATGTTCAAGCAGGAGACCCAACTATGATGGGTGCAAAGCCACGTCGTACACCTGTGAAGATTGATGCAAATTCTGAAAAGAATGGACCATGTTGCAGAGTTTCGGCAAAGATGCCAACAATTGACCCAGCAGCGGGTGCAACCATGGCAAATGCTCGCATTGTTCCTTCAACAATGGGTGCTCGTCAAGGTATGGGTAAGGCTGCTTCCGACTCATTGCGTTAAGCGTATGAACGGAAACCTTTCTTCACAACAAACAGGGCAATCCCTACAGCCTTATAAAGGGGTTAACTCACCTAAATCTTTAGGTAGTCAAAACCTTTCAACAGCATCGTCACGCACTGCTTGGTCTAATGACAGTAACCCTTACGGAACTCCACAGCCATTATCCAAGCAGACTGCTGGTTCTTTTTATAAGTGGGACGATAACTCTACCGCTCAAACAGGGTTTAGAAAAGAATAAAAAAGTAGCGTGTCGCTATCTTTTCGTAGCGAAATTCGGTAAGATTTCTTTACCGAATCGCTACGAAAGGGTCTACCAGAATGGCAGAGCACGACCTGCAAGAACGTTCTATAGAAGATTTCCAAGAACTTCTACAGCGTTTAAAAGAAAGACCACAAACAAGTAAGTTATGCAAGTTTGCCAAATGGCACTCAAGTCTGCACCCTGATAAAGCAGCAGTTATAACCGTCTTACTAGAATCAGATTTAAGTCACGCTGATTTATTTAGGGAACTCCAAAGAGTTTTTACAAACCCAATGAGTAAAGACACTATTCGAACTCACAGACAAGGTGCATGTGCATGTCGTTAAATGATGATAAATGGACTGAACTACAAGAAGTAGCACAACGAAACAAGATTAAAGAAGTATTGGAGAAGCAAGGTTTTGACCCAGAAGATATTGGTCGCATTAGTAGGGTCAACGTATCTGCTTATCAAACGGTTACGAAAGACGAAGACGGAAACGCCACCGTCCACGACCTTGAGGGCGTTAAGTTTGTTATCCACCCTGCGTGGGATGAAGGGCCCCAATGGGAAATTGTAAGACCTGCTGACCCAGTAAACATTAATTTAGGCTGGACACCAACTAAACACGATAAGTCAAAAACCAAAATGCGATGTGCATTTATTTTGCCAGACCCGCAGATAGGTTATCGTCGTTATGAAGACGGAACTTTAGACCCATTCCATGATGAAAAAGCAATTGACGTAGCGTTAAAGATTATGGCGTATGTACAAGAACAATACGGAATTGACATAGTTATAAACCTTGGAGATTTCTTAGACTTACAAGAACACTCTAGGTTTGTTCAAGAAGCAGCATTTGCTAATACAACTCAGGCTGCTATTAATTATGGTCATGAGTTTTTAGCAAAACAAAGAGCCATATCCCCTGATGCCCGTATTGTGTTGCTAGAGGGTAATCACGACAACAGGCTTAACTTATATGCAACCCGTAACGCAGCAGCCTCTTACGGTTTAAAGAAAGCCAACGACATAGATGGCGACCCAGTTTTAAGTGTTCAAAACCTATTGTGTCTAAGCGAATTAAACGTAGAGTTTTTTGATAAGTATCCTTCTCAAGAATCTATGGTGTGGTTAGGTAAGTATCTTCGTGCAATGCATGGGAATAAAGTACGTAGTAATGGAAACACTGCCGTTGCTTACACCAACGACACCCCGCATTTGTCTACAATATTTGGACACATTCATCGAATTGAAATGCAATACAGAACTACATTTGATGCAGAAGGTCCAATTAGAAGCGTTGCATTTACACCAGGATGTTTGTGTCGTGTAGACGGAGCAGTGCCTTCAACTAACTCAGGTGTTGGGTCAGACGGTCGTCCAGGAATTCACTATGAAAACTGGCAACAGGGCATTGGAATAGTTTGGTACAACGAAGAGTCTGGAAGATTTGCTATTGAAGCCGTCAATATTATTGAGGGAACGGCTTTGTATCAAGGTCAAGAATTTCAATGTAGTGAATCTCCCGCTCAAACTCAGCCGTAGAACGGTCAGTAGTTAAAGAACCTTTCCAACCACATTTAAAAGGGTTGCACACTGCTTGATAAGAGTCGTTGTTTCCTACAGAAATAGCAACGTAGTGTTTTACCCCTTTTTTGTAGACGTTTTCTAACTCCATTTTTCTCCTTTATACTGACAAATCATACTTTACCCTAGACCATAGGGTGTATGAGTGAAAGACCTTTAAGTGATGCCCAATTTGCAGAGCATTTAAATAAGCCTGACGAATATGGTGCTTCTATCGGGTTCCATGACCGTCTTCCAGCAAAAGGACACGGGTTCATGACTGCTTTTTCAGGAGCAGAACAGTCCACCCCATTACCAGCCTCTGAAAAACAAATTAGCGATTACAGAGCAAAACATGCTGGAAAAGCCGAAGGTATGGAAAACGTTGTGCATGGTGCTTGGAAAAATCCAGCAACCCCAGGTACATACGACCAAGATTTATCTGTAAAAATTAAAACTCCTCGTGAAGCACAAGAGATGGGAGTTCGTGAACAACAGAAAGCATCTTATGCACTTCCAGGAACACGAGTTTCTCGTAGAGGTCACTTTGTAGGTGGTGGCGGAGATGTTCTTTTGCACACTGCTGACTTAGGTAAAAACGATGTTGACCCTAGATACCGTCCTGGTGCATTAGATATGCCTAATGAAAAGGGAAGTTTTACACGCAATCAGTATCAGAATAAAGACTGGAATAAAAAAGCAGGTTACAAAGTTAATCGTGAAACAGGTAAGAAAGAGAATGTTAGTTATGGCGACATTCTAAGAAAGATTAACGAAGGCCGTGTTGAACGTATGCGTGGAGAACAATAATGGCAGCAACCAATATGACTCCAAACCAGGACTGGCAATCATTAGGTTCTGGTGCTTTAAATGGCTACAACAACCAAAGCGGTTACGGTGGTCCATCTGTTCGTTCTAACTTAGATTTTATGCGTTTGGGTGTTGGACGTGTACCTTCCGCTGAATACCCAGACGGATATTTAGGAACACTAACAACTCGTCGTCGTGACGACAGACTTTTAGACTCAATCAAAAACAACGTTAATAAAAAAGCGTATCAACGAGGAGTTCACAAAGGCGAAAGAGTAGAGCCAAGTGCTTACTACTGGCCCGCAGAGTTACAGCCCACACGAGGGTTATCACGCCAATCCAAATCAATTTTGAGTAACGCCAATGGTGTGGCTGTATTTTTATCCGAAAGAAACCGACCAGAAGTAGAGTTAACACCTGCTCCTCATTTGGTTAACGACGGAAAAGCAAATTTACGTGCTGATGAACCAGGCACGATTTATGCAAAGAGAGCATCACAACTACGTACGTTACGTCCAAACTGGAGTTAATTAATGGCAAGAGGTAGTGGAGTAGATGGTCGTTATGACCATACAAAGCCGTGGTCACAACGACCACCGTTTCAACCTGACCAAGTAGCCAAGCGTTGGCAATACAGTGGTCCGTGGTCTTCTAACGAAGAACGCCTAACTTCTCAAGCACTTATGGTTATGAATATCCCAGGTGCAGATATTTCTAAAATGGTAAGACCACCACTTCCACAAATTAGACTATTTCCAGACCGTTATGGGTATGACCGTCGTACAATTGGAATTGATGACATAGTGTCCATTGATAGAAATTATGTTGAACCACGAGTTGGTTGGTACTCAGGTGGAGTAGCAGGGTATTCAGGTTCTTCTAGAAACGACTTAGGAGCAAATTAATGGATATTGAAAGCGGTTCTTATACTTTTGATATGCAAGCAAAAACTGTTGTAGAAAACGCATTACAGTACAACGGGTCTCACCCTTGTCCACAATGCGGAATGATAATGTCTCCAGTTGCTGCTATGTATAGCAAAGGAATGTGTCCACAATGTTTTGCTCAACACTCTGCCAAACGTCTTAAGGACAGAATGGCATGACAGACAAGCCAAAACGTAAAAGGACTAAAACCCGTACTGGTAAAAAACTAGACCCAAAGACTGGTCGTATTGCTGGTGCACCAAAAGTTGGACAAATTCTTGGTGGAGAAAAAGGCAAACGTGATGGTGGTTGGATTACACGAGCCACTGACGCAGATGTTCGTGAGGTTGTTGAGACCAAACTACCTACTGCTGGTCCAGAAAAGATGGGCGTACCTTCACAGACTACTCGCCCTAAACAACAAGCCAGAATTATTAGAAGCGGTGTTGCTCAAAACCCAAGCGGATTTAGCGGTAACCCTCAGCAAGTAGCCGAACTTGCTAAACAAGCCATGGGACATTTAGAAAGCATGAGGGGAACTAGGGGTACAGAAGAGTTCCACAAACACCACGAGTCCTTCAACGCTGTTCACGCTACTTTGGTTCATGACCCAAATGTTCATACCATGCTAGGACACGCCTATCATACGGTAATGAATCCAAACCACCCAAATTCTGAAGCACATTATGGGCTGATTACTAAAGAACTAAGAAGTAAGATTAGTGGTGGTTTAAGAGTTGCTAGGGAAAATGTTGATAATGCGAAAGCAGGACAAGCAAGAGCCAGAGCAGCCAGAATTGCTAAAGAAAAAGGTGAAATATGATTTCATGGAATGACCGTAGAAAGTCTCCAAGTTTTAAAAACCCAGCAGTCGAGGCTGCTGCAAAAAGCGGTGCAATTAAACCAATGCCAAAAAATGAAACTGAAAAAGTTTTTAAAGTTAATCGTCCAATGACAAGTATGTTTTATGGCAAAGGCGGATACGCAATTGTTGGTCACGAGGTATCTGTTAAAAAGGGTTCTAAGAAAGCCGACAGACTAAAGTCCCGTCTAAAAGAATATGAAGGTAAATAAATGGCTGTTAACTCATCACGTTCAATGAACAAGTCACTTGCTGATGGTGCAACCGATGGCAAGTACCGCAAGGCTCATCCAGACACAGAGGTAATCTCTGGTGCAGGAAGCGAAGTTACTGATGCAAACCGTCAGTCACTAAACCCTTTCTACAACTACGGCTTTGTAACTACTGAGTATCCAAACAAGGTAAACCCAGGAGCATAAGTGTCTAACTTAAACCCTGAACAGTTTAAGAAAGATACATCATCTAAAGGTTCTTCTAAGATGACTGCTAAATGTGGTCATGAAGACGCACTTGGGTATTTTGCAGGAACTGTATGTGGAAAATGTGCTCGTAGGAATCACAAGAAAGCAATGGGCAAGTGAAAAAGAGACCAAGAGGTATTGGTGCTCGTGCTGGTAAGCATGGCCAAAAACAGACTAAGGTAGAATTTACTGAGGTTCGTAAAGAAGGCGGAAGCAAACCCAGTGCTAAAAAAGGTGGAAAAATCCGTAAGCCTATTCCATCTATTAGAAGTAAAACTCATCGCAAACGCATAGATTAACCTGCTATCTTTTCTTAATTAGATAAGGTAGGCTGTAACAAACGTTTAGGAGTATAAAATGTCAAATGTGCCTTTATTAGGGTCGAGTAACAATAAGTCCTACAATCATGGACCACAGATGCGTCTTCTATTCTGCATGGTTTGTAATTCTTTAGAAGAATTGCCCCCATTTCAAGGTCGTCCAGAGAATGACCAACTATTAGAAATTGCAGTTCAAAAACACAGATTTCCATCTGGGGATGAACATAAAGGATTACTTTTTGTCGTCCCTGTGTTGGCATGGGCTAATAAAGAAGCCCGTGAAGACATAATCCGTCAAATCAAAGGCGGAGGGTCAAAGGGTCTGGCAGAAATTGATGAGAAGTTTTACGAAAGTAAAAGCACTTTTTCTGAAGACGCAATGACCTGTTGGAAACGTCATAACAAACCAGAAGATAGTTGTGACGAATATGAATCCTCATCTAAACGTCTATTGCCAGACACCGCAAAAGACCGTAAAGAATTAGGATTAACAAGTTTGAAGGATGCCCCTGGCCCTAAAAACTACCTATGCCACTTCTGTCCAATACACAGTAAAGTGGTCCAACGTAAACGAACCCTGTTAGGAATGTATGATGCAAAATAACGAAACACCAGAAGTAGAGTTCTATTTCATTGTTGCAGTAGAAAAAAACGGCTCAATTCAAACATATCGTGAAGTACCTGAAGGACTAGAAGCAGAACGTCCATTCACAACTTTGGATATTTACAAGGTATGTCAAGAAATTGTTTCTGACATTAAAGACCAAATCCTTGCAGACCGTGTAATCACAGGATTGATGAGCGTAATGCAAGCACAGCAACAGCCTGTCAGTGCTCGTGTTGCAGATGCTCTTAAGGAACGTGGCGTTGAATTTGACGCTGGTTCACAAACTCTTGAGTTTTCTGCTGAAGACGCTGAAATTGTAGAGAAGTAGTTCATGTTCATTGAGATGACATGTGCTTGTGGTAGTCATTTTTCAGTAGATGGCGATGATAACGACAAGGACCAACTTTGGCATCTCACCCATAGGTTTACTGCTGCTCATCAAGAGTGTGGGTTTTTAAACCCTCCTTCTGTTGATTATGAGGCTAAACGACCTATGAAAAAACGAATCATCAAGCCTTTCATCGAGGAAGATGACGAGTAAACTAATTACATGAACCGCAACGATGCTTTGCAACGAGTGGTTGGCCCAGTTTCAACGGCGGGGTCAGCCACTTCGTATTTTTCCAACCCTGAAACGTCATTAGACCCAGGGCTGTTTGTTGATACAAAAATTAAGCCGTGGGTTCGAAATAGTCTTTTAAGAATGTTAAACGATTTTCTAACTAAGAAGTACAGCCAACCCTACTCTTGGTCAACTGTTTGGATTGCAGGTTCTGGGGTTTCTTATCAGTGGTCAGCCCAAAGAAGCCCAGGAGATTTAGATGTTTTAATTGGCGTTGACTACGAAACTTTTAGAAAAACTCACACAGATTACATGGGTCTTTCTGATACTGAAATTAGCAAAATGTTAAATGACGATTTCAGGTCAGGGTTAATGCCCCACACAAAAAATTGGGAAGGTTACGAAGTAACT